AATATCAGGCATAAGCTTATGCCGCTGTTACGTCTAAGTCTCCAGCCGCAATGCGTAGTATATCGCCAGAAGCTATGGTTTTAGCCGCACTAAATGCACCGTGGATCAGCAAATTGCCAGATGATGAAGCATCGAACAAACCAAAGTGGCTTACCGATCCCCATGATCCAGTTGCCGCCGCAAACTCTATTGCACCAGAGTTAGATGTTGTGCCGCCAGAAGCCGCACTAAAACTTGCTGATACACGCGAGTAGTTGCTTCCAGAAAGCTCTGTTCCTGAGTTGTCGTCATTGAAAGAACCAGTAGACAAACCCACGTAAACATTGCTTGGCATTGTAAATGCACCAGTAGATAGTATGTGATCTAAAATTTCGTTTTCTAAGTAGTCACTCATTGCGCTCATAATTAAGCTCCTAAATATTCAGTTTTCATTGTTAAAGGACTTCCAAAGAAAGCCTTTTCGTTATCCTTTTTGACCTCTTCCATAGCTCTAGTAAAAATGGCGTCGTATTGAGTAGCTCTTTGTTCATCCATCAAAAACATATGTGCAGCAGATAAAGAGCCAAAAAGATAAGTGTCGGGGTGTCGACTTAAAACAGTGTTTGTTGTGTTGCTGGCAGATAAAGCAGAAACGTCTTCTGAGTAAATTATCTCAACATTTAAAACACTGTCTGGAATAGGACGCAAAGCTATCTCTGTACCAATTACCGTGTAAATTCTTGGACGACCACCACCAGAGGAAGGGTATGTTTCATAGTAATCTTGGGGAGCCGCATAATCCAAAACATCAACAGGATCAGTGTTTAGCTTTACCAAACGGATTTTGCGTAAGTCTGTCGGCAAACTAATAAACTCATCGCCAGCAACCGTTGGCGCAATCGCACGTTTTTCCTGTGAACGAGTTTCTAGCTCACGCGACATACGCGCTTCTGCCAGTTGTATAAAGTCGGGTATAACTGAGGTTAAATCATCACGCGCCAAAAAGTTAGCAATAGATGTTTGTAACTCAGCGTAAGTCGAAATTGCCATTAGATCAATTTACCACCTGTTGCTTTGAAACCTTTGTTTTCCTCAAGCCACTTTAGCCATGCCTTGGGGTTATCCCTTGGCTGTCCAAACTTCCTGAGTAACTCATAATAAATCACCGTTGGTATATCAGCGACCTTTTGTTTGTGCTTCTGGGTGTTGCCCATCAGATTACCATAACGCCAGTCATTTGCCTCTTCTTTGGCAGCGTCTAGTATGTTGCCCACTTCCTGTTCTGTTTTGACATAGTTGCCATCAGCTTCGCCGTGAAAGTAAGTTTTCTTGCCTGTACGTGGATCAGCAGTAAGTAGCTTCTTCATAGTTACCTCAATGTAAAAAGGGCAGCCGAAGCCGCCCTCTGTAAGTTAATTTGTAAGTGTTGCCTTATGAACCGTTTAGACCAATTACGGCTGCGTGGCTCTTAGGCGCTTTGACGATCAATGTGTACTCAGACACGATTGCAAAACGTGTTGCGTCACCAACAGGGGCAACATCAGACACGCTAAACATACGACCTGGCAAGTGACCGATACATACATAATCTGTATCAATGAGATACATTTCTGAGTTCGGGCAAGTCCTATCGACAGTCACCGCTAATTCACCGAAGTCACTTAGATAAAGCGAAACCGAGCCTATGATCGCTGCTTCTCGTGGCGCTGTGTAAGTGATCTGGTTAGTTGATACTGAACCAGAAGACAGACCTGAGAAGTTCTGCTTATTGGTAGGTGACATAAGTAGCATACTTGGGCTACCGCCATCACTATACGCAGCAAGCATTGCAGCGTCGATTTTTGCCAAAGTTAGCGCAGCAGCAGTACCAGTTAGATCAGCCGCATCACTACCGTCACCAGTAGCAAACGCCATGTCAGACGGTTTATCACCGTTAGTAATCCATGTAATAAGCTTCGCAGCTTTACGTGGCTCTGACGTAGACTTAGCTTCGTTTTTGTATAGAGACTTATTTATATCGCGTCGCTGCTCGATTCCTTTGAGCACCTTAACGTAAGCAGTTTCCTTATCGCGCCCAGCTTTGTCGACGGTATCTAATGTGTTAGATACTGACGCTGCTTGTACTGCGATTTGGTGAACATTAGTAAGTCTAGTTGTAGCGCTGGGATTAGTATAACTAAAATCAGCACCTTCTGAAGCATGGTTATCATCAGCAGCACTAGCAAGCTCTTGTACTTGCCATTCTGTGATTATGCCTCTTGTTGTTTCCTTCTGTGCATTAGAGAACAGAGGGGTTTCGTCGGGATCAATCCGATAAATCACATCGGATAAATCTTCGCGCTCACCGACAGCGGTTGCGCTTGTGTAAGTAGCCATTGTTGGCCTCCTTTAAGTTAGCGAGTTAATAAAAATTCAACAGCCGCGTCACGACTATTGGTTTTCTTGAGTTTATCAAAAGCCTTACGCTTTCGCTCTGTTGCAGAGTCGCCCTTTAACTTCGGTTGCCCACTTTTTACCATCTTAGGTGCCGTCTTTACTTTTTTCTTTGCCATCGGTTTTTGCGACTGCAAATTGTCATAAAGATAGGCTTTACGCATCAAATCAACGTAACGACTGTCAACAGCGTTACCTAATTCTTCAGTAGTCCAACCCTTGGTCTGAGCATAAGCAGCAATAGCCGCCTTTTCTCGTGTTTCAACTTCAGGGTCTTTCCACTCTGGGATCATTTCCAGTAGCTTCTTTTGCTCTTCAGCAAGTTTGATTTGTCTCATTCGTAATTGCTCAGACTGAACAGCTTGTTGTTTAGCCTGTGCATCACGCTCTTGATCGCGTTGCCGGACGTATTCTAGTGGGTCATTCTCATAAAGGTTATTCCAGTAGGTATCATCCTTGGGCTGGGTCGCCTTTTGTAGTTGTTGAGACATAACCTCTAGGGCTTGCTCGTATTCTTGACGAGCTTTCTCAGTAGACGCTTTCTCTGCCTCAACAGCATCTTGTAGTCTTTTCTGAGCGGTTTTTTCTAGCTGATATGACTTGATGAGTTCATCAATCGTTGCCTCACCATCTTCACCATCAACTTTGACAGCATAGGTGTCGATAGTCTCCACCTCTTCGCTATCGTCCTCAACCTCTTCAACTTCAGTATCAACTTGGTCTTGCTCGACGGCTTCAACTTCTGTCTCTTCAGTTTCGGGTGCCTCTACTTCAGTTTCGGCAGTTGGCTCTTGTACCTCTTCGCTTGCCTCTTCAGGGGCTTGAGTGTCCAAAAGTAAATTTACAGCTTCTTGCTGCGAAAGACTGGATTCAGTTTGAGTACCAGACATCATTAATCTCCATATTGTTTGAGCTTATTTTCGCAGCGCTTCCATTTGTTGAGAGGCCATCTTGCCTGTCTGCACAACACTCTCAAAGTGCTGCTCGAAAGCTTCTAACGCTTTCAACAAGTGGAAACACTGCTCACGAAAATCGGTGTCGCTAGGGTCACTTCCAGACCAACCGTTGACATACGTTTTTCGTAATTCCTCAAAAGCCTCAATGACTAAAGGCTCTCTTAATATCGCAGCAGCCTTGGCTCCGCGATGTTGTTCGTCAATTAAATCACTCATGCTCTTGGTAGGTTGTCCGAAACATTACCGCCAAAAGCGAGTTTTTGCTGACGTAGGTTTAACTCAGACTCAAGTTCAAACCGACGTAGCTCTAATTCAGCTTGCATCTTCTCACGCTCAAGCGCCAACTCAGCTTGCATCTTCTCACGCTTCAACGCAATCTCAGCCTCTAACTTGGCTTGCTCTATACCAGCAGAAGCATCCTGTGCTTGTGCTTGCGCCTGTTGTGCAAGAGCCGCATCTATCTGTTCGCCAGATGCAAAAAACTGATCCGTATCCTTAAAACCAGCCATTTCAGCTATGCGCTTCAACGTATTTACATATTGGCTAGGCTTTACAACAGGATTGTTTGGCCCAAGTTGCGCCATAATCTGCTCTTGTTTGCCAGCAATCTGCGCCAACATAGACATCTTTTCGTCCTCACGACCATTGCCCAAGCCCACCTCAATGCTAAGATCAAAGCCATTGGCAAACTCACGAGGATCAATCGCAACAAACTCGCCACGAATACGAATAACACGCTCACTGTCTTGGTGCTTCTGAAGCAATGCCAAAACGCCACGAGCTAAATCACGACAGCCAGTCTCAGCAAAGACACGAGCAATCATTTCTATTTTGAGTTGCGCCCCTTGAATAGTCGCATTAACCGCGCTGGCAGTAGTGCTTTGAAGCGCGTTTGGATCAAGCCCCATAGACGCCTTGGAAAAGCCAGTACGCTGATCACGCACTTGGTCAACATATTCCAACATCGCAAAGGCAGATTGACCAATTTGCGGAACATTAAGAGCTTGCACCATACCCGGCGCACGCATCCTAACAATGCCGCCCGGACGCGATGAAAGTAAGTCATCTAAGTTTACCTGTCCTTCGACAGCCCCCACTCTACTATTGTTTGTTAAATACAAATTATCCAGCATTTGCCGCATGACTGTGGACTTGATCATTTGCAAATCCATAACCATTTCGGCAACGCTGCGCCCCACCATACGATGAGGCATTAAAATAGGTGACAGCAGTGCAAAAGGAAGATGATCGAATGGTTCGTTTTCGAGGATTTCTAGGCCGTCACCTAACGCTACAACTCTACGTAATTCAGGTATGTTATCGCCGTCATAATCGGCGCGAATATATGCTTCAGTGACTAACACCTCACGCATACTTAAATCGTTGCTTTCTACTTTATCGCCAGACTCTATTTCTTCAAAACGTGCTTGTCGCTCTGCCTCGTCATCCAAATCGTCATACCCAGCATAACGAAATACAATGTCGGGGTCATAGCCCTGCTCTATCAAGTCGCCAGCGCGTACAAGCGTTCTATGTGCAATAAACGAACAGTCCTCAAGCGATGTCGCGCGGCGACTAAAAATGAGTTCCTCTGGCGGCACATTGTCAATCTTAACAGAGCCAGACTTGGTAAGACGCTTGACCTCAACACTAAACTTGCGCTCCATAGGCATTTCAACGCCATTAGGATTTACCATGCCTATCTCAGTAACGTCCTGAGAAACAATCTCGATAGCTGGGTCATTCACCAGCAAAGTAAGCTCGTCTTCAGTTAAGTCTTCGTAAGTCTCGTTGACCGTCTTATCAGTCTCTTGCCAGTAAAACTTAACTGCGCCCTGCTTAAACAGCAAAGCATCCTTAAACCAGTTGTGTAATATGCGAAAACCAGCGTTGTCCTGATTTATCGCAAAGTTTACCAAATCCGTTGCCTGTTCAGCCGCTTGCACATCCTCTGGATCACGCGGTAAAAATCGCGCAAACTCTGGCGAAGACGTAAACATTTTAAGCAGCGATGGCATGATATACTCAATCGTGTCGCTGACTTCGGTTGCCACAACCTGACTACGGTTTTCAACTTCGTTGCCAAAAGGATCACCAAGATAAAAACTTAGTATATCACTGCGGTCTTGGGAAAACTCCGAGTCATAATAGTTAACAGCACTTTGTATCTCATGCTGAACTATGCCACGAAAGCGTACATCATCCATTTCAGGCATTACTTCTTACGACCTTTTTTCTTTTTTCCATAATGT